GAAACCACTTCTTGATGATTCCGTTAAGCTCTCTAGTCTTGACCTCTTCCATTACCAACCACCAAAACTGGTCGCTGTCATGGTCAAACACCTCCGCAAGGTACTCTGGGCCAGCACAATTGAAGGCTTCAACCTCCGACTTGTTCTGGGGGGTTTCATCTGGGCCAAGGGCAATCTTTATCACCGTGCCATCACCAAGCGACCACACAACACGAGAAGACCCAGACCCAAGGTACTTGAGTTTGGCTTGATCAATGATCTTGATGAGTTCGGAGGCGTCGCCTATGGTACGGGAGGAGGTGATCTGACGGAGTTGGTCAACGACGGGGTGGGACATGCCTTATAACTAGGAAGAAAAGTGGGATATCGGTTATGTGTGATTGGACCGTTATGTTACCCGCACTTGGAATCACCGCAGTTAAGGCACTGGATACACCCATCCTTGTAGGCAAGGTTATCCGAGCCGCAAGACTTGCACTTCTTGACTGCGGTTGTCTTTGTTCCGTCTTTGACGTAGTTCTTTAGGACACGGCTAAACGCCTTTGTTACAGAGAACAGGTCGGACTCTTTATCCCCAGCCTTGACAAGTTGTTCTACAGCGTACTGGATAGGAGCACCGTGTCTCATTGCAAGGGAGAGAACCCTTGTGAACCCAGAGTTGGTTGGGTTCTCAAACACGTTGCCAACGTCTTGGATGATTGTCTCCTCATCTGGCCCCTTGTCAAAGTCATAGTGAAGATCGTACCTTGCTGGGTTGATCTCTCCGTTGTGTTTGACAAGTTTACCTTGTGTAACTCGCTTGGGGATCTTGACGTACTTGGCAAGTCCTCCCATGATCTCGTATGGTTTGTTTTCCACTAATCCAACGAAGATCGTCCACTTCTCGCCGTTAACGGTTGAGTGATAAATGTCACAAGGAATCTCCTTGGGACGCTTGGGAGCGTTGTGTTGTGTGAAGCCTACAACCTTTTCTTTGCCACCCGTGTCATCTAAGGCTACAAGAACTCCGCTGCGTGATCCATCTCGGTAGATGGTAAAGCCCTTACACCCAGATTCCCAGGCACGCATGTAAACGTCGTTGACCATCCCCCTGGTTGCCTCTTTGGGGAGGTTGCACGTCTTAGAGATAGAGTGGCACACCCACCGCTGTGCAGCGGCCTGTAGGTCAACAGAAGCTTTCCAGTCAACGTCGGCTGACGTACTTTTCCAGTAAGGAGAGTTTTCTGGCTTGGGATCGTAGTAGAACGCTTCGTTCTTGGCGAGTGCCTCGTTGAACCGCTTCTCGGTAACTTCCATCCACAGCTTATAACCTGGGTGGAATACTTCAAACTCTTGCCACTTGTCTCCCATGTCATCGACAAAATTGACAGTAGCGTTCTCGTCGTTAGGATTGATCTTCTTCCTGCGTTTATAGGATAGAAGGTAAGCTGGTTCAATTCCACTGGTTGTTCCGAAGAGGTTATGCTCTTCGCTCAGACATGCAAGCATCGAGGTGGTACCAGCCGGAGGGGTTGTGGTGTTTGCGATGTTCCGACGACCATACTTGTTGTAGTTCTCTTTAAGCTCTGGGTCAGAATCTAGAACCTTGTTGATAAAGGCGGAACCCTTCTCAAGGTCATGGGAGAACACTGGGAAAGCTCCACGATCTCTAGCCATCTCAACAGACGACTTGTAGCTGGCTACTTCCATAGTTTTATAGAGTTTCTCTACGAACTCAATCGACTCTGGACTTCCGTATCGCATTCCAAGAGACGCAACAACATCTCCAACAGCAGTTAGACCAAGACCCGTTCTCCGTCCGTTCAAACAAGCGTTGCGGATCTTTGTCCACAAGTCCCACTCCACCTGTTTGATGTGTGGGGGCTCTGGATCTCGCTCAATCTTAGCGAGGATCGCTTCGATGTGCTCAAGCTCTAGGTCGATCATGTCATCCATGAGCTTCTGTCCAAGGAAACAAGACGTTGCAAACCCATCCCAGTCAAACGATGAGTTGGTTCCGTCGAATGGGTTGTTGACAGAACCCATACAGTTAACCAAAAGTAGCCTACAAGAGTCGTAGGCGCTTAAAACTATCTCACCGCAGTTAGAAACAAGCAACCCACCAGACCAATACGTGTGTTCGTCAGCTTCTACTGTAATGTCATAAACCTTCTCTTCACCCAAACTGTCTGTCTCTATAATATCAAAATTAGTTTTTGATGATTGTGAGTTTGCCTTTGTTTCTAAGGTAACCTCTAGCTTGTTTGTTTTTTCGGGGTGGATGAAGCCAATCAACTTGTGGAATAGTTGTCGTCCTTGTTTTGTTCCAATGTTTAAGTCGTAACTCTCTTTGCACTCATAGATGCCATTGGTAAACTCAACCTCATGGGCCTTGTTGGTTGTGTAGTAGGAGCCAATACCCATGCTCGAAAGGATAATCTGAACCTGCTCAACCAACTTCTTGCTGGTAGCTTTTAGAGTTACTCGGTTGTTGACCACCGAGCCGTTAGCAGTATAAAGTCCCCGCAAAAATCCCCGCAACTCTACCTGTGTGGCGGAATATAGAAAGTCTGGGGACAGTGATCGGTTATAAGTCTTCTCTAGGTGTGAAATTCTCGTTTGAACGCTCCAAGCAGTTGGTTTAACTCCTGGGCGAGCCTCTGTTAGGAGGTGTTTGATTTCGCTATCAAAATAGCATTGATCATCTTTTCCGATTAACAGGAAAACCTTGTTCGACGCTTTGTGATAGGTACCATCACCAAAAGCCAGACCATCAAGAATGTCTTTTGGATCTAATACAGAATTTGGCGGTGATGCCCCGTAAGAAACATCAATTGATTCAGCAGCCCCAACTTCAACCTTTTCTCCATTAGAGACAATTCGATGAGTGTCTGTTCCGTAAAATACACCAGCAGTTGTGCGGTAGGCATTTACTTGTTTGGTGCCTGTACAAACCTTGTTAACAACCTTAGTCCACTTCTGTCCAGACCAGATGGTGCTACCAACTTGTATTTGATCAAAAGTTCTAATACCTTCTGGTGTTAGGACGGTTGCCCATCCAGGCTGACAAGGGTTTGTAGAGATGCTTCCATATCCAAACTTCTCATAACAGTCGGCGGGCGTGTTTTTCTTTGCGTTGTCCCAGAACAAAGCTCCGGGTTCTGCGCTTGCCCAAGCAGAGTCAACAAACTCTGTCCAGACTTCTTTTGCGTCCACCATAGTAGAAATCGTTGGAGTTTTTGAGTCCACGGGCCAACGGAGTTCTACCTCCCCGTTGTCCTTGACTGCGTTCAGAAACTCATCCGTGAATCGGATAGAGATGTTCGCCCCTGTCACCTTTTTAAGATCACGCTTGATCTTGATGAACGTCATAATCTCTGGGTGATGGCAGGAGATTGTTAGCATCAAAGCGCCACGCCTGCCATTCTGGGCAGTTCTTCTACAAGCATCAGAGAAGTCTTCCATAAAGACTTCTATACCATCAGTTGTACCAGCAGCGTTTGAGGTGGCAAGTCCCTTGGGTCGGAGGGTTGAGATATCGAATCCCACCCCGCCTCGACGCTTCATAATCTCTTTCTCTTCGATGATAGAGACACCAATACCCGACATAGAATCGTATGGCTCTTTGATAACAAAGCAGTTTGAGAGGGAGAGTAGGTGGTGCTTGTTTCCAATACCCATCATCGGGCTTCCCTGCGGGATGATCTTTTTGAACTTCCTAAGGAGTCCATAGATTTCCTCATAGGACAGTGGGTTGGGATACTTCTGCTCAACCCTCACAAACTCCCGAGCAAGACGCTGGTGCATCTCGTCCGGTGTTGCCTCAAGGATATCTCCCTCGCTGTTCTTCAACGCATACTTTCCGACAAACGCAGAAGCCGCAAGTTCGCTTCCACCAAAGTATTCTACTGACTTCTTGAACGCTTCCGAATATGAAACCATAGCTTTTCTATCTCCCGCTTACTCTTTCTAACTTACTTTTAGCCCAACTTAGAGAACTTGTCCTTGTGCTTCTTGAGGGATTCTTTGAAGGAGGAGAACACATCTTCCCGCACAGATTCTTCCTCTGCACCCTGGGATTCTCGAATCTCATCCTCTGTCAGAACACGCATGGTAGACGTTGCGGTATCAAGGTGAATCTTGAACTGGATACCATCTATTCCCATACGGTTCTTTCCAATGAATATGTTACCATATCCTGTGCTCTTCTGTGTGCTCAACCGCTGTAGCCCCAAGATGAAGTCGGCTTCTGCTGCTTGACCGTAGCTCTCTGCCATGTTGGTTGTGTCGATGATCTCGCTCTTAGCACCCTCCTTGTTGCTCTGTAGAGCAGTCCACACAGGAAGGCCAAGCTCTTGTGCAAGGGCACGAAGCTCCTGCACTACGGCTTGTAGCTCGAATCGTGGAAGCTCATACCGAGCCGTACTACGCATGATACCAGCGTAGTCAACGATAATCATGTTAGGACGGATACCCTTGTAAGTCATCTTCTCGATGTGAGCACGGATCGTGTTCGCAGTGATCGACTTGGTTGGGTACTCCTTGATAATCAAGTGCCCAAGGTGATCTTTGTTGGCAGCAAAGAAATCACGGATTGTCTCCTTTGCCTCGTGACACTCAAGGCTTGGAATGCCTGTGAGGTGACTGTCGAATCGAATACCAACGTAACGCTCGTTAAGTTCCATCGTGTAGTGGAACACGTTCTTTCCCTGCAACAGTGCTTCTGCACCAATGTGGACAAGTACGTGAGACTTACCAACGCCCGACGGGGATACAACAATACCAATCTCTCCTGCTCCAAGCCCGCCGTTGAGGACTTTCTTGTCATCAAGCTGGGAGATGTTTGTACGAATACAGTTGCGATATGTCTCTGAGTACCTTGCATCTAGGTCGTTG